AATGCCGGGTGGAAGAATCAGATTACTCATCGGCTCTTTCTGCTTTGTCAGCAAGGTCAATTAGATAACGCTCTGCGAGAGCTAGACCCTGAATAGTCCCGCAGAGTTTTTGGTACTCTTCAAAATTGCGACAGCTACCCCCAGCCAAGTCATCGGCGTAGTTGTTCATGTCGGTACGAATCTTTTCGCGCAGTACCCGCACAAAATCTTTGATCATTTTGGAGCTTTCGGGTTTTGGTTGCATGGCCTGTGCCCTGCTCTTGGCAACATCAATACCCATCCTGACGCCAGCTTCTTGTTGCTGCGCTGACAGTTTTGCTTTGCTATCCTGTATTTGCGCCCCAACCTTCAACCCGGCAAGCTGGCTCTGCAACTGGGCTTTCTGCTGCTCCAGTTTGAGCTTGTCTGCTTGTGTTGTGGCGTCCACAATCAGTTTCTTCTCTTGCATGGCGGCTTGTTGTGCCATCTGCTGATTTTTAGCTTGTAGCTGTTGCATGGCAATCTGGTTCTTCATCTGGGAATCTTGCGCCTTAATTTGCAACTCCTGCTGCTTAATCTGAAGCTCCATTTGCTGCATTTGGATCAACGGGTCTTGTTGATTCTGTTGCGCTTGTTGCTGTGCCGCCTGTGCCTGATTTTGTTGCAAGACCTGTTGAGCAGCTTGGGCCATCATTCCCGACAACGCAGTCTCAACTTCAGGTGGAAGCTTCTCATCTTGCGGTGGCAAAGGCATCCCTAGCTGCTGCTCAATCTGCTGTCGATACTGGAACCCAACATGCTCTGCAATGTGGGCCATCATGGCTGCTTGGATAAGAGGAGCTTTGGGATTCTGCCCAATCAATTGCGTCACTGATGGGTCTTGCATCATTGCCATGTGGACGCCAATGTGCGATTTCTGATCCTGATAGGAGAACGCCTTAACAGGCTCCCCTTTGATAATCATCATGTTCTCAGTCACCGGGTCTGTTGGTTTCTGGTCATCTGGCAGGGGAACCAATTTCTCTGCATTCTTAATCCCCAAGACCTCTAGCATGTTGCGGTGCAACTGAGGCAAATCATAGATATCCGGGGCCATCTGTGCCATCTGAATCACAGCTTGGTACTGAACAACCCGCTGGCTCATGGTGGCTGCATTCGGATCACTGACCGGAATAACATCTACATCGTCGTAATCTTCCTTCTTAGCTTTCCTCTCCCCCACCTCTGGCTCATACGAATAGTCGGGGTCGGTGTAGTCGGCAATGATCCGAGCCAACAGCTTCAGTTCTTGTTTAAACGCAGCGTGCACCCTAGCCTGCACTGCGGTCATTACCTTGAGTTGGCGCTCCAGCAGGGCCAATGTTGTGCCTACTGGTGATTGTCCGGACATGTCGCTGATCTTTAAATCTGCGGTGGCGGCAAACCTACGGCCTTCCTCAACAATATTTCCCAGCAGGGTGTAGAGAACTTGGCTTGGTTCCTTGTAGGGCAGGGGCAGGATGTTGTCCCGCATCACCCCAGAGCCAATGTCTACATCTCGCCATTCACCGGGGGCAATGGGGGTGTCATCTCCCTTGATTCGGAGTCCTCTGGTCTTGAGACCACCCGGCAAGTTGGACAGTGTTCCTGCGTCCACAAGCTGTCGCATAATGCTGGTAGCCGACTTCGCAAACCCTCCGATGAGGTGGAAAAGGCCAAAGCCGTAAGCCCCAAAACCCGGGATGTATTGGTAGTGAACGAAATGTTGTCGTTTAAGTCGGAGGTCGTCATCTTCTTCCCAGTTGCGGCGAATCGCCAAAACTTCTCCCGTACCCTTGATCAGGGTGACTACATACGGTAGCATGATCCCGGTCTCATCACCGTCTTTGTCGGTGTCCTCAAACCCCTTCAAGTCAAGGTCTGCATGAATTTCATACAAGGTGAACCGGTCATCGTTTAAATCACTGAACCCGGTCTCTTTGTCCTTGGCCTTCTCAATGTCGGTGGTTTCCTTGGTTGGGTCACCAATGTCACATTCCCGGTAAAACCCAGCGGCTTGCAGCTTCAATATTTCATTCTTGGTCTTGTGCATCACGTGCGTGACACGGTAACAAGACTGAATGTCTGATGCCCCATATGGCAACAAAATATCTTCTGCCGGGATAAATATAGATATCTGCCTGCCAAGACTTGGGTCGTAGTAGACCTTCTTGAATGCGGAGCCTGTGGCAGGTAGGCTCCACAGCATCCTCTCATGCTCTGCCCGAAACTCAACCATCTTCTCGGTCAGTTGATAGTTCATGTCTTCCCGAACCCTAACCGCCGACTCCTTCTTCTCCTTAGTCTCTTTACCAATAATCTTGGTCTTTACCGGGCCAGCAGCGGGGAAGGTTTCGGTGATAGTCTCACTTTGAAACCTGACCACTGCCTCTGTGATCATGGGATGAAACACCCCGCAAGCACCGTTCCAAGGCTCTGTGCGCTCTTCATACTGCAAACCCAACAGCTTCAAACCCTCTGTGTAGGCTTTTTCCCAATCCTTGCGGCCTGCCTTGTCATTGTCTATTTCTGAGGTCAGATCAGAACCAAGGGTCTGCATGGCTCCCTCAGACATTTCCTCTGCAAGATTTGAAGAAAAATCTCCTTCACTCATTGCATCTGGATCAATCTCAATCTCCATGCCCCCTATACCAATCTTCACTGACTCCGGGTCAACAATCTCTATCTCAATTGCCTCATCACCCATGTCATCCAAACCCATAGGAGCTTGGTACAACGATTTATCAATGTTGGTTGCCATATGTTCTTTCAATAAAATTCCACTTTGCGCCTAAATTCATACTCATCTTTTTCATCAGAATCAATCGAAATAAACCCACCTTGTCTAAACCTAATCAACGCCTGACTAGTCGAATCCACAAGGTCATCATTATCACCATTTGGAAAAGATGCCATTTCATCCATCAATTCATCTGCCCATCTTGTGTCTGGACACCAGACAATCCCTGAAGCAAACAGATCTGAAATAGAGTTTACACGAGCAATCTTGTCATGTCCCTTACCCGGTGTGTACTCAGAGAGCGGAATACCAATTTTCCGCAATTCGTAAATCAAAGGAGCACCAGCAGCCTTCTTCTCAATGATCAAAGAATCAGGGTTCCATTCTTTCCAAAGCTCTAGCGCCTTCTCTTTAAGTTCAGGAAACTCTAGCCTGCGTTTAAACGCATCTAGGCAAATGATATTGGGTGCTTGCTTGCCATCTTTATCCAGCTTGTAAAACACGCCCCATGTTGTACATGCACTGTAATCTGCCCTGTTTGATTTTTCAAAAGCTGTATCCCAAGACTGAATCACATACTCACACTCAGGAGGTTTCTCAGGTTCCCAGATGCTCCACATGTTTCTCTTGATGATAGCCCCTTCTTCTGATGTGGGATTCTGCTGATACTGAGCTTCCCACTTAGATACAGGGATCTCAGCCTTGATGGCTTCCAGTTCTTTCTTTGACCAGAATGCAGGCCATATGGGAGTCCCAGAAGGCATGATGGCAGGAAACTCAATGACCTCCCAATCATCAACCCCTGTCTTTTCTGCATTTTTGATAATCTGCCCGGTCAAATCTTTCTTTGACCACCGAGTCATCACTATGATGATAGCCCCGCCCGGTTGAAGCCTTTGCCTTGGCCCGGAGGTGTACCACTCATAAACATTGTCATACACAGCAGGGTTGCCCTGCTTTGCTTCCTGCTCTGAATGAGGATCATCAATGATCAACAAATCAGCACCCTTACCTGTCACAGCACCACCAACCCCAATAGCAAAATAATCCCCGCCCTTGTTGGTGTTCCACCTACCAGCAGCTTTTGAATCTGAGGAAAGTTTTAGATCAAAAACCTTTGAGAAATTATCTGAAGAAACAAGGTTCCTCACCTTCCTACCAAACCCAACAGCAAGTTCTGCGGTGTGAGCGGTCTGAATAATCTTCTTCTCTGGGAACTTACCTAAGAACCAAGACGGTAAAAGATAAGAGGCAAACTCAGACTTGGTATGCCTTGGAGCCATGTTGATGATCAACCTCTTGAGAGAACCATCTGCAACTCTCTCAAAAGCATCTGCCATGATCTGATGATGCTTGCCTGAAATAAACACAGGCCACATCTGACCTACAAAGAACAAGAATGAATCCTTGCATCTCTCCACTCTATCCATCTCAAGAAGAGCAGCTATCTTCTTTTGTTCTGCAATGGGAACCTTCTCAACCACTGACATGTAGTCATTGATTTCTTGTCTTGTCAACAAGGTCATTTTTTTACACCCCGTGCAGGGCTTTGCGCCAGCAAAGCCATTCCTAGAGCGCAAAGCCTTAACATCCAAACACCGCTTATCAACCCAATGCAGA